GATGCTGACATCCCAAAGTTAGAAAAGAGCATCACGCACATGTCGCTGAGTGTTGGCATAACCCGTGAAGCCATCAGCAAAGTTATAGATGCAGAGATTGAAGCAATGGTTGCCTACAGAGTTCTAGGTGACTCAAGCATCACACTTGACTATTTAGCAGGACTTCAGTCAGCATCTGATCTGGTTCGCTATGGCGTACACCTAAGTGACGTGAGTCAATGACAACCATCATCGCAACAGTTGGAAACAACTCAGCAACCATGACAGCAGATCGTGGCATCACATCTGACCTGATACATCCAGACATGCCAAAGATTGTGCAGCAAGACTCATGGCTCATTGGTGTTGCAGGCAGTTCAAGAGTCTGCGATCAACTGCAGTATTCAATCGAATACCCAAAGCCACCACAAGAACTGATCCGTGAATCACAAGATCACTGGTACGGATGGATCGTCACTAAGATCATCCCCCTAATCGATGACACCATCAAGGACACAGAGATGGAAGCAGAAGCCTTACTGATCACACATGGCAAAGCATTCCTTATCAGCGAGAACTTCAGCGTGCTGTCTGCTGCTCCGTACTGGGCGATTGGATCAGGTGCTGAACTTGCATTGGGATCACTGGCAGTGAGTGCTTATCATCCTGATTGGAACAAGAACCACGATCTTTCGGGGATACGGGCAGGGCAGGTGGCAGGGATGCACGACCCTAACACCAGAGGAACCCTTGACCAATACATCAGTCATGCTCAAGGAAAAGTAATCAGACCTTAATGGCATTTGCAAAACCATGCTTGGATTGCGGGGAACTGACCCGCACTGGTAACCGCTGCGAGAAACATCAATCAATCATCGACAGCAAGGTGAACGCACGCAAGGCGCAACGCACGCTGTATGACAGTGACTACAAGAAGCAAGCAAAGTTAATCAAACAGTTTGCCACTCACTGTTGGCTTTGTAATGAACCATTCACGGATAGATCGCAGATTCAAGCAGATCATGTGATGGCAGGTCGTAAGGACTCCATGCTCATGCCTGCCCATGCTCACTGCAATGCTCGACGAGGAAACAAACCAGTCGAGTTCTAACAATCAATAGTTATCCACAAGACCCAGTGGTTATCCACAGGGGTGGGTTTTTTTCTCATATACGGACACGACGCTCACCCCGCGCCTATCCACCTGTACGTTGTCGCAGTTCAAAACGGTTTTTTGAAACGGGTGTCAGTGTGGATAACTTTGCGTTTCTGTGGAAAACTAAACGCATGAGCCTGAACATTCGAACCGTTGAAATTGGCAAGTTGCAGCACGATCCTGACAACGCACGCAAGCATTCTGAACGCAACATCAAAGCCATTGCTGGTTCACTTGAAACATTTGGGCAACGCAAACCGATTGTTGCAACTGCTGCTGGTGTTGTGATTGCTGGCAATGGAACTTTAGAAGCAGCACGTTCTCTTGGTTGGTCAGAGATTGAAGTTGCTTACACTCCTGCAGGTTGGTCATGGGAACAAGCGCGTGCATTCGCTCTTGCAGACAATCGAACTGCAGAACTTGCTGAATGGGATTCTGAAAAGTTAGCCGCGCAACTTATCGAACTAGATTCAGTAGGCTGGGAATTAGATAATGTTGGATTTGAAAAACTTCAACCACCGACAGAAGAACTTCCCGTTCCAAAACGCAGACCAGTCACATGTCCTGACTGTGGTGCTGAGTTTGTGCCAGAGTAGGAATCATGCCTAATCCACCAAAACCAACTGAGCAAAAAAGATTGCTTGGAAATCCATCGAAGCGACCTTTGCCTGATCAAAACAAAGTTGTGATGCTTCCCGCAATTGACGCAATTCCAGAACCAGAGCGACAACTGTTTGAAGCAGGTCGTTCACTTTGGGATCGAACATGGGGCATGGGACAAACTTGGATCAGTCCACGCACCGATTCTGAACTACTCTTGATGACTTGTGAACTTGTTGATGAAAGAGTTCGCTTGCGTGCTTTGGTCTGGAACAATCCTGAGTCGTGGCGTGAACGCAAGGCACTAAGAGATTTAGATTCATCGATAATCAGAAACCTGTCTTTGCTTGGTTTCACTCCTGTAGACAGAACTCGAATGGGAGTTGCTGAAGTGAAGGCTAGAAGCAAACTGGAAGAACTTCGTGAGCGTCAAAACAGAAATTGAATCATGGCCGCCAGCACTGCTGACTCCAGTTGATTTCGACTCACTGGAAAGATCGCGTGGCTGGGAAGCGAATGACTTCATCAACACTTTTGCAATTCAGACAAAAGAAACTGTTGCTGGTTACTCAGGTGATCCCATGCGATTGCGTGAGTGGCAAACAGAGTTAATGAAAAATCTTTTTGCAGTTGGAGCAGATGGAAAGTTCAAACATCGCACTGCTCTTGTGGGCATGGCGAGAAAGAACGGGAAGTCGGCTATCGGCTCTGGCATTGCACTGTGGTCTTTGATTATGGGAGCGCATGGTGGTGAAGTTTATTCTTGTGCTGCTGATAAAGAACAGGCTCGAATTGTTTTCGGTGACGCAAAGAAAATGATTGAAGCAGAACCTGAACTTTCAGAACTTTGCAAGGTGTATCGCGATGCAATTGAAGTTCCTGCAACTGGTTCTGTCTATCGAGTTTTATCAAGTGAATCCTACTCAAAAGAAGGATTGAGTCCAACGCTCGTTCTATTCGATGAACTCCATGCATCACCTAACCGTGAACTCTTTGACGTTATGCAACTTGGTATGGGTGCAAGACGCGAACCAATGCTGATTGGAATCACAACTGCAGGAGTGCGATCAGATTCAACTGGTCAGGACTCAACTGCATACGCGCTTTATCAGTACGGGAAGAAAGTTGCTGCTGGTGAAATCAATGATCCGACATTTTTCATGGCTTGGTGGGAAGCACCTAACGAAGCAGATCACACACTTGAAGAAACTTGGAAACTAGCCAATCCTGCTTTTGGTGATCTCAATGATCCAAAAGATTTTGCTGCAATGGTCAAGAGAACTCCTGAAGCAGAATTCAGAACTAAGCGATGCAACCAGTGGGTTTCATCTCAGACTGCTTGGTTGCCAAACGGTTCATGGGAACCACTAGAAGCAGAACGTGTGATTGATGATCAAGTTCCTGTCATTCTTGGATTTGATGGATCGTTCTCTGGTGACGCATCTGTTGTCATTGGTGTAACGCAAGAAGATCAACCACATGTGTTCATGGTCAAGGCGTGGGAAAAACAACCAACTGATGACGATGACTGGCGCGTTGATTCACTAGATGTTGAAAACACCATCATCGAGTTTTGCCAGAACCACAATGTTCGAGAGATTGCCTGTGACCCTTTCAGATGGCAAAGAACAATGCAGGTGCTGGATAATCTAGGGCTGCCAGTAGTTGAGTGGCCTTCTACTTCTGCGAGTCGCATGGTTCCTGCATGTGCAAAGTTCTATGATGCAGTTGTGTCTGGGAAACTTACGCATGACGGCAATCCGTTGCTTGCAAGGCATCTAATGAACGCCGTGATCAAGACTGATCGACTAGGGCCACGAATTGTCAAAGAACATCGTGGCTCGCCACGCAAGATTGACGCGGCTGTTGCTAGTATCATTGGATTTGATAGGGCAACAGTTTCGCGTGAAGAACCCGTTGTTCCTCAGTTCTTTAGTTTTTAGGAGTCCCATGTTTGCCACAATTCTGCAATTGGTAGGTCTAACTGCAATCTCCATCGGTCTAGGTGTGTTTAGTTTGCCATTAGGAATTGTTGCTGCTGGTGCTAGTGCTTTGCTTATTGGACTAGCAATTGAGAAGGGTCAGTAATGCTCGGAAATTTAACAGGTGGCAACAAAGAAGAACGTGCCATAAGTTTTCAATCGATCTGGGGAGCAGGCGATTCATTCGCGTTCACCACACAGTCTGGTGCAAACATCGACCAACAGACATCAATGCAAATCAATGCCTTCTATGCCTGCGTTCTACTTATCTCAGACACCATCTCAACTTTGCCAGTTGATTCTTTCATTCGTCGTGATGGTGATCGTGTTCCTTATCGCCCACAGCCTTCATGGATTCAAAGACCAGATGTGGACTTGTTAAGAACTGAGCATTATCAGCAGGTTCT